GAGCACCCTGGCTGCTCAGCATCACTTCCCACATCTCGCGGTTTGAGACGTGGAGCTCATCGAAGATGACGCCGTGAGCGGAGAGCCCATGTTGAATACCGGCCTCCGCACTCAACGCCTTGTACGTTCCGTGCGTCGCCTCTCGCACGATCGCGTTCCGGTAAACCTTGAGATGCTGACGCAGGACGGGCGACTGCTCGACGTAGACGCGGGCCATGTCAAAGACGAGCCGGGCCTGATCGCGTGAGGCTGCGCAGGAATAGACTTCACAGCCCGGCTCGTTCTCCATCAGCAGCTTGAGGGCGATGCCCGCGCATAAACTGCTCTTCCCATTCTTGCGCGGAATCGCCAGCAGGCTGGTGCGGACTTTTCGCACGTCGCCCTCTGTGGCGAAGAGCTTTCGCACGTAGTCCTGCTGCCACGGCTCGAGCGTGAACGGCTTGCCGCCGAGCTCGCCCTTGGCGTGCGTCAGGTGCTTGTGGAAGAAACGCACCGCCAGGCACGAGGAGCACTTTTCGCACGGGTGCTCAAGCGAACATGCGGGCGTCTTCTTCGTCTGATTGCGGGCCATTCTCAACCGCCGAGACTCGTGCCAGCGCCGAGGCCGTCAGGCCGAACTCGGCCGCGAGCTTAAGCATCTGGTTTCTCGCGTCGCGTTTGCGGTTCCACGCCGGGTGATTGCTTACCCTACCTTTGTCGTCCATGAACGTGGCACCGTTGGCCTTGAGCTCACGGTCTGCCTCAATCATGTCCGCGAGCGAATCGCAGTAAGCGGCGAGCGTCTGCTGGTGGCGCGGGCTCATGACTTTGGACGCCTCAAGCATCGGCACGATTCGCTCCCACTCCTCGCGGGCGAGATCCGAGAGCCAATGCGGAGCAGGCGGAATGCCTGGAACGGCGTCGATGCCGGACTTGTGCGGGCCCCTAACCCGAGCCCCGCGAAGCTTAAGTAGCGGTTTAGGCGTCGGCTTGCGGCCCTTGCCCATGTTGCAAACTCCCAATTTCGGCCCCGCGTATAGAAGCAGGAACTTCTGGTTTTCCTCAGACGGGGGGGTAGGGATCCGAACGACCCCCCCTCTGCCGCTCCGCGTTGGTCTTTCGGCTGTGGCACGACACGCACCGGGCCGCACCGTTCTGCACGTCATAGCGTCGCTCAGGTGCCACGCTTACTGGCACTACGTGATCTGCGTGCATGTCACGGCCACAGGCCACACGGCCGCAGTCAACGCATTGCCAGTGGCATCGGTTCAGCACCGCTTGCCTCCACGCCTTGTGAGCGGCTGAGCAATAGCCACGGGCTGCCGCGTTGGGTCTGGCGCTGTCGTCTCGCCGAGGGCGTGACGGTCGCAGGCGCAGCGGCCTATGGCTGGGTATCTTGGTAGGCACGTCAGCTCTTCAGCATCACCACGCCAGCGGTGCCCGTGCTGTTGGTCGTGGCCGAGACGATCTTGAGGTACTCAACGCCAAACACTTCGTCAGGCAGGGCATACGCTCGCCCGTCCGTACTCGAGGCCGACAGGGTGAGGTCTGCCACGCTGCCGTCAGACTTGTAGAGTCGGCGGAACGTGCCGGCCGTGCTCGTGCCTACCCACATCTGGAGCGTGCTGGCGTTCGTGCTCATCGTGCCGAACGACACGACAGCACCAGCAACGTCACGCATATCGAGCGTGGTAGCCGATGCTGTGGCCGTGTGCAGCGTAATGTCGATGTCTCGGTTCTTGCGGCTCAGAATGTTGTCGGCCATGGGTAGCTCCTAGGTGTGGTTACTGTAAGGGAATCTGCGGCAACTCTTGCAGTCCACTAGCTCACAGAGCTAGGGGACTCCTCCGGCACAAGTTGCGGCACGGCGTCGGTGGCAAACTCAAGGTCGGCCAGCGGAACCACCTCCACGCTGGCGAAGTTGCTTGCGTCCAGCCGTGCGAACCCGGCCGCGTAGATGCCGCCTTCCGCGAGGCACTGCGGCAGTATGTCGGCAACGTGACACCAGCGACCATCGGCTAGGGCGGCAGGGTACACGGTGCAGCGAGGGTCGCCGTACCATGCGTGGAAGTTGAGCATCTTCTGGGCGAGGGCGGTGTCGAACACAATCGCCAGCGTCTGGAGCGTGGCTGTGTCGGGCAGCGGCGTGGAAAGGAAATCTGCAAGTGTCATGCTCTACCTAGTGCTGCTTGGAAGGTGTTCACAGCGTTTGTTAGCGACGTAACTTCCGCAGCCGACAAGCCCGTGCCTATGGAATAAAACCCATAGGTTCGCGGATCAAAGAACGTATTGCTGATGGTGCTGTTTCGGCTGACAAATACTGCGGCATTTAAAGTGCTGGCGGTTGGCGTTGTCGATGTGGAGTTTGTGGCGATTGCTGTGCCTGCGGCATACGCCACCAGCGATGTCGCAGAAGTCCGCGAAGCAACCAGCAGTCCGTTCGCGTTGTTGGTCACGTTCGCAAACGCACCCCACTGAGCGTACACGGTTCCATCTGTGGCAACACCGAAACCACTCCCGCCCGCCAAGTTCACGCCGACCATCCCATGAAAAGAAGAAGAACTTGAGCGGTTCCTGCAATACACAGCCGCGTGCCCGCTGGTGGTGCTTGGCAGCGTGTTCATCGGAAAGCCGGTGTCTAGGTACTTGCTCGTCCCATTCCCCGTCAGCCCACCACTTGCCCCCGTCTCCGCGTAGTCGGTGCCGACGCCGACGAAGGCGTTGTTGGTATCGGTGGTGTTGCCGAACTGCGTGCCACCAAGCGACGGCCCCCGATAGAGCGGCACCAGTGCGGCGTTGAGATTTGAGCCGCAGAAAAGGTTGAGCCGGTAGAAGCGGTCGCGGATGCCAGCCGATGCGATTGCCGCACAAAACTTCGACACGGCTGACAGAGTTGTTCCGCTCACGCTGCCGCCGTTGGCAACAACGCGAGCCGCCCATGCCGCCGCTTCTGGGTGCAGTGTCGATCGCGGCCTCAGCAGTCTCGGACTCATCGCCATGTCAGTTCTCCTGCGGCATGTCGCCGGCTCGGGGCTGCAACGCATACAGCAGGCGTGTCTGCTCGCTCACTGCCTTGCTGATCTCACGCTGCGTCTCGCTCAGGCTCTTCACAAAGGCCCTGTGCTCCTCAACGAGGGGCAGCAACACGTCAGCCCGCAGCACCCAGCCGCAGGCAATGGCTACCAAAGTGGGAAATCCCCACCGCTCAATGATCCCGTACAGAGTCTCTTTCGCTTGGTCGGTCACTGCATGGCCTCCAGCATCTCGCCACGATTATCCAGCCAACGCTGCACGATTTTCTTGACGATCTCGCTGATGATGGCCGCCAAGATGATGCTAGCGAGAAAGCCCATTCCGTACTCACGCTCCTGGCGTTCGAGCCTGCGGGCGAAATGCTTGGCGACGATTTGCGTCTGCCCAGCATCGCACTGATACAGCACAGGAATGGGCCACTCCTTTAGCGCCCGCTCGACAATGCGGCCAACACGCTCGCGGCCTAGCAGATGCTTACGCATCGGCAGCGAGCCCCACACGTCCGCAACGAGTTCTTCCCTTGTCATTTCTTGCCCGTTCCTTTGCAGACAGGGCAGGTGATTTTGATTTTCCCGTCACCGATGAAGCCATCAACGCAGTTGTCGCACTTGTCGCTGGCCGGCGTCGGGGCGATCTCGTGCCGCAGCTGCACCACCATGCGGGCTGTCTCGCAGGCCATGTCAGCGGATACGCCGTGGTCATCGGGTAGGGTGGCCACGCATCCAATCAGCACGACAACGAGGCAGATAAGGAATCTCACAGCACACCTCGCAGCCAGTTGTCAGGCATCGCCGTTGGCTTAAACCCGCTGTACCCGGCGTAGACGTAGGAATCGCGTCCGCTGAGCATGCGGTCGCACACGTCGGCATCCACCCAGAAAGAACACTTGCGGACGGCATCCGGCATCGTCTCGGGGAAATGCTTGCCAACCGCGTTGGAGTCGCCCCACGAGTTGGCACAGAGCAGGCCAGGACGTTTTCCAAACCGCACGCCGATGAAGCACATGCAGTGCCACCAGACGCCACCCGGCTTACAGAAGCCGTCAGCGTCTCGGCTCATGCTGAAGCCCTGGCCGCTGCACACGACAACCGGGTAGCCGTTGCTGATGGCTTTCGCCGCCTCCACAAACGACGTGGCTAGCGTTGTCTCAGAGCAACGCCTTTCCTTGGCGAACCGCTCAAGCACGTCAGGCACGCCGTTGCGGCCCCAGTCGCGTTCCCGTTGGCTGCTGTGCTTGTCGAACACAGTGCCGCCGTAGTTCACGCCATAGTGCAGGGCACCGTAGTCGCGGATGCTCTTGGCCGCGTGGAAGCCCGTGCTGCCGTCGCCGCCCGTGTTTGACTTCTGCCCGCGAGCCTCGACGCGCGAAAAACCATACAAACTGGCCTCGATCGTGCGGCCGTTCCACGCTTCGGGCTCTTTCCGCCAATGGATGTCCGTCGCAGCGAGCACGTCTACTGCGAGCGACGCGCCCCAGCCAACGCAACTTCCAACGTTTCCTTGCGAGCCGCGACGCCAGGACGGCATGCACTGAAGCAGGGCCGGGTACAGCATCACGTCTTGGTCAGCGGCCTTGAGGTCAGGCCCGGCTGATGCAAGCGTTGGGTGTGGCAGCGTTGCCACGAACGCCTCAGAGCCTTCCGGGTCGGGCACATAGCCCATGCCGTGGTCAGCCATGCGTCAGCCTCCGTTGACGCCGGCCCACGCCACGGCTTTGGCGAACGCTGCGTAACGGGTTCTCACGTCCGCAGTGACCGAAACCACGTCCACGCCAATAGCCTGCCCGTAGGCGGCCTCCACGGCCTCCCTGAGCCCTGCCACTGAGCCAGGCGCGTGCTGGCCGATGCGCCGCCATGCGATTTCGATGGCCAGCGTGGTGAACATCCGCAGCGATCGGGTGTCAGTGAACACGACTTCTGTGGTGACGGCATCGCCGGCCACGACGGTGGCGGCCTTGTTCCACGTCTGAGCCCACAGCATCCGGTCGCCCATTGGCAACGCCTTAAGGGACTCGGCCACAGGCCGCACCAGTTGCTGCATCTCCACGCTCGGAGTCTCCACGTCCACAGTGACGGCAGGGGCCGCCGGAAGCTTGGGCATCGGGATCTGCCCCCATGCCGCCGCGATGATCAGCAACGCCGCTGCGATTCGGCCGAGGCTGGAGCGTTCGGCGTAGCAGGCTTCGGCGGCCTGAGAAAGCCAGCCGAGGATGGTTTCCCGGTACGGGGCGGCCAACAAAGCAACCGCCGCCACCACGGCTGCAAGGCGTATGACTGAATCATCACTCAACGGACGGCCTCCACTTGCAGCAGGCACCACCGGACCAAGGCTTCGCCTTGCTTAGTCTTCAGCAAGTCGCCAAGCAGACGCACCAGCTGGTCATCGGCCTGGGCGTTGGTCTTGGACGCAAG